AGGCTCAGGCTCAGGCTCAGGCTCAGGCTCAGGCTCAGGCTCAGGCTCAGGCTCAGGCTCAGGCTCAGGCTCAGGCTCAGGCTCAGGCTCAGGCTCAGGCTCACAGGGTAAGACTAAACCCTGCCTATTGCTAGACAGGGTTTAGGCTTGTTGGTTAGGCTTGTTGCCTAATCACAGGCACAAGGCACAGCGCCAGAACAGCAATCGAAACAGGCAGGGACACCCTGTTCCAAGTGCCTATCACAGAACGTTTCAGCAGACACCTTAGAACGCTCACAGGCAGACAATCCACACTTAAACTGAGAGTTGGCAGGGGTTAGGTTGCCTGAGTAGTGAGCGAAACACAAGCCTGAGATAAACCTGTTGTCTAGGCAGTTAGCAACTGAGCAGGTGATAGGTGAAACTGACTTCTTAGACTTAGTAGAGAACATTTGTATTACCTTTCATTTATTTACATTAGGCAACTTACCTAACTAATACAACAGTATCACTTTCCACAGGATTAGCAACTTTACAAGGCTAATTTAGATTACAATTTGATAACAACTATTCTCGAACACTTGTTCGAAATTCGATCCAAACTTTCGAACACTTGTTCGAAGCTGGAAACAAATTCAGGCAAACTGAAATATACCTACTGCCGGATCGCAGGCCAAAGTCAAAAAAAGTTAAGGTATCATTTTTAAATAAAGTACGTAAACTTAGGACGAAAAGATGATACACTAGATCCATGACTAGACGTTTAGCAAGAGATCTTCCTCTCCCCCAATCCGAAGTCGACCTCCTCAACAAACTGGACCGACGTCGACTACTTTCCAGAGTCCACCAGCTCTATCACGCTGGATGGACCCTTTCGGCCATTGGGAATGCCTTCACGCCCCCAAAGGGTCGCTCGACCATCAAGGCTTGGGTTGACCAGAACGACACGTTCAACCAGATCGACGTCCCTATTCCTAGCCCAACTCACAAGACCCCTAAAAACGGCTACCAACGTCTAACCCCCGTTTCTCCCGGAGTTCCTCCGATCACCGCTGAGCAGCTACGCCAACTAGCCCCCGTTGCCCAACAGTATCGAGCCCGTACTCCAAGCGGCTCTAAACCTGCTATCGCAAACGCCCTTATGAACCAAATCATCCGTGATCTACGTTCCATCGACGTCTCTATTGCCGACATTGCTCGTGCAGCTGGAGTTACTCACCGTGCAATCGCAAAACGAGTTTTTAAGCTAGGATTGTGACATGCAAATACTTCACGACGTTTTTCCAGCTCACGTTGCTCTTGCTGCACCAAACGTTTTTACCGACGTTCACCAACTCATCTCCCACCCAAATCCTCCCGGAACCTACTACATTCAGACTGCCCGGGTCATTGTTACCAACACTAACATCACCATTGCAGCAGATGCCCCTGAAGGCCCGCAAATAGTTTTCAACGAACGTTATACGTTCTTTGAAAAGGCAGTAACTCCAGAAACAGACTCATACGTTATCACCGAATCTGGAAAAATGCTTGCCTACAAGAGAGACACCAACTGCGGTTGTGGATCACGTCTACGTTCTTGGAATCCATATAAAACCCTAACATCGAATCGAGACCCAATTGCTTAATGATCCATACTTGACGTTTATCATCCTTGCTCTAGCCAGTTTTAGATTGACGCGACTAGTCACCACCGACGTAATTTTTGACGCTCCTAGACAATGGATTTGGAAAAAATTTCCGCCTTCCACAACGCTAGGCTACCTCTTTACCTGCGACTGGTGTACAAGCATTTGGGTTGCATCAGCTATCACAATTTCGTATACAATAATACCAACGATAACTTTAATCGGAGCATTACCTTTTGCCCTGTCTGCAGTTGTCGGTATCTTGGCCGCACGTGTTTAACCATAGCAACGTTCCGCTATTAATGACAGGAGAAAATTTTGGGCATCTTTAGCCGTAACCAGGATGATAAAAATCCTCAAAAGCCACGCCAAGGCATTCGAGCAACCTCTGCCAATCAGCGTACTACCACCAACCCAACCGGTCTCCCGTCTAACTCAGTTTTTCTAAACCCAAACTACACTCCTGTTGAGCCAACCGCTTATTCAGCCTTACGTCCACTTACTGCAGCTGCAGTTCAGGTACCGCTTAATGACCGTGGTGAAGCAGAACGCTTCCGTAGCCGTAGAACTTCAACATCTTCTAGCTGGCAATCAGACGCTTGGGAGTATTACGATGCAATTGGCGAGATCAAGTACGCTTTTAACCTAGTTTCTAGCGTTGTTTCTCGTATTCGCCTTTACGCAGCCGTTATTCAAGACCCTGCAGAAGCTCCAACTCCTGTACGTCTAGCAGATAACATCTCCCCCGACCTAGCTTCTGCTGCAGAACGTGCCCTAGCTCGCCTAGACTCTGCCTACGGAGGTCAGGCAGGTCTTCTTCGCGACGCTGCTTTGAACCTTGCAGTTGCTGGAGAATGCTATTTAGTCCAATCTCCTGCTCGTGTTGGCTCAAACGTTCCAGAATCTTGGGATATTCGCTCTGTAGACGAACTTAGCGTTGACGGAAAAGGCAATTATTTGATTGCTGGACGTCGAGACTACAATCAGGGTAACTCGGCGATGTCTTCTACTAACAAAAACATCATCAAACTTGCTCCAAACGCGTTTGTTGGACGTATTTGGCGAGCTCACCCACGTTTTTCTGATGAAGCTGACTCCAGTTTGAAGGGTATGCTCGATCTTTGCGCTGAATTGTTGCTTCTAAACCGCACATTCCGTGCAACTGCAAGAAGCCGACTAAACGCAGGTGCTCTATATCTACCAGATGGCCTTTCTGTAGCCTCTACACCGGACCCAAACTACCCTTACGAGGATGCTGACGGCCTTTATTCTGACCCAACTCCTGAAGAATTGCAAGATGAGTTCGAAGATCAGCTAATTGACGCGATGACAACCCCGATTCGCGACGAAGATTCAGCTTCAGCAGTTGTTCCACTGATTATTCGTGGTCCAGCAGACCTTGGAGACAAGATTAAGCAGTTCAAGTTCGAGCGTAGCTTCGATCCAGCCCTTGCAGAGCGTTCAGATCGCGTTTTAGAGCGTATTTTGCAAGGAATCGACGTCCCTAAGGACATTGTTACCGGTCTAGCCAACGTAAAGTATTCAAATGCGATGCAAATCGATGAATCTCTCTACAAAGCACACATTGAACCTCTAATGTTGCTCATTGCAGACGCTTTTACCGTTGTTTACCTACGTCCTTACCTCTTAGCTAACGGTTACAACCCTGCAGACGTTGACAGACTCGTAATTTGGTACGATCCAAGTGCTGTAGCGACTCGTAATGACCGCGCAATGGATGCTGACTCTGGTTTTGACAAAATGGCAGTGTCTTACGACACTTGGAGACGTGCTCATGGCTTTACTGACCAGGATGCACCGGGCCCAACAGAGCTTGGATTGCGTCTTTTGGTCGAAAAGGGTGTAATTACCCCAGAATTGACGGAAGCTTTGCTTTCGGCAGTAGCTCCGGAGATGATGGCAAAGGCTAGAGAGGCTCAACAAGCCTCTAGCGTTGCTCCAATGCCTCAGGATGTGTCACAGATGCTCCAGGGCGTCCAGCCAGGCGCAGAAGCTCCTACAGGGGCACCTGAAGCAGCTCCTGCCGCCCCTGAAGCGGCTGCACCAGCTGAAGAGGTTACTCCAATTCAGTTAGCGGAACCAACAACAACCCCTCAACAATAAACTAAGGAAATATTCAAATGGATATGATAATTAACCCAGAAGGAGCTTCAAGCAAGCAAGATCTTGCTCAGATGCTAGCTGTTCTGTTGTCAGATACAGTAACCTTCAAATTCCTAGCCCATGGCTATCACTGGAACGTACGTGGAATTAATTTTCCGCAGTTCCACGACAAATTCGCTGAGATTTACGAAGATGCAGACGATGCAATTGACCCATTTGCAGAAAATATTCGTAAGCTAGGATTTGACGCACCATTCTTGCTAACTGACTACGTATCTCTTACAGGAATTCAAGCAACTCCAGTTTCAGCCGATCCAGTTGACATGTCTGCTTCGCTTTACCAAGCAAATGCTTACATTATTAGCGTAATCAGGGCTACTTTTGAGATTGCCAATGCTCTTAACGAGCAGGGTATTGCAAACTTCCTTGCAGAACGTGATGACCAGCACAACAAGTGGGCATGGCAGCTAGGCACAATCATTGGAGCTGATTCAACAGCTCAGGGCGACTTGGGAAAATCTGAGGCTGACCTACCTATAACAGCATCGCAAGATGTGGTGGATCAGCCTGAAACTCCTGTTTACGTTTCAGCTGCAAAGAATGATGATGCTTATCCAACTAAGAAAGTAACCTTCTCGAATGAAACCGAGAAGCAACTTTCAAGTTGGACTAAGGAACATAATGCCGGAAAAGATCTAGACGATCTTGTTTCAATTGCAACTTTGCGTGCAGTGTATAGACGAGGTGTTCGTGCTTTCACTGCTAGTGGTAAGCCAGACACTGAACTCTCCGTTTGGGCAGAAGCTAGAGTAAAAGCATTCTTGTCTTTAGTAGAAAACAAACGTCCATCAAATGCGCGTTACACGCAGGATAACGATCTGCTACCTACTAGCCACCCTTGCAGCACAGTAGACACTAGTCAAGGCTTGACTGCATCTATTGCTGCTAGTAGAGATCTTGCCATCTCTATTAAATCTGAACTGGAATATAACGGTCCAGAAGACGCAATCTATTCTCTAGCTGAATATTCAGGTTTGGGATATGAAGTAGTTCCAGCACTGCGTGCTGTTTGGAAGAGGGCTATCGACGAGTTCGAGCCTCCTTTTGATAGAGCAGTCGGACTAGCTACTAAACTGTATCAAAGTAAAGACGCTGACCTTCTACCGACTAAATAGTAAGAAAGATCTCCCCGGTGAGTAAGAAAATTAATCTAATTAAGCAGTTTGATGACCAACTAGCAGTCGAGATGCCCGAAGATATTTCGGTATCAGAACTAATATTCAACTTCACCCTAGAACAAAACGCTAGAGTGGAAGAGATTCGTCGTGTCACCGAACAGCAATTAGAAACTGTTGCGCTGAGATCACTCACTGCTTCTGCGACAGAAAATCTTACTACCGACGTACGTTATTTCAACGTTCTACGTGAGCTTTCGCATTTCCTTAGTTTGGCTACAGAAGGTCCACGTCCAAACGGTGAAGACCGTAACACTGATCTACTCCCTGAATACCACCCAAGTTCTACGGCTGAGCTGTCACTTGATCCAATCACGTTTCGTGCTCGCCGTGGGGTTTGGTATTCAGCTGACCCACGTATTGAAGATGAAGAAGTTCGTTCACTAGTTGCATCTGTATATGGCTCTCACCCAATGGACGTACAGTTCCAGCACGCCTATACACGTCTTCTATCTCTACCAGCTGGAAGTCTTCCAGTAGATGTAATTATCAGTCCGCTTACAGCCGGCCTCTGGGGTAAAGTAAAAAGCGTATACCACCGAGCAATGAATGTGTTCAAAGGTAAAAACTCTAG